TCTTTTATGGTGGCAACACTGTGTCAGACTGCCATGCCCAAACACCACCTACTATTTGAAACAGTTTGATAATTCTTGTCACAGATATACCGGCGGCTGAGATAGTGGCTGTAGAAAAACTGATATTAGTAATTGCCGGTCCAGTGGCACCAAGGCCGTCTGTCTGGAATTGTGCGGTTGTTAGGCCTGTCAACAGTGGATTTATTTCTAGACTTTGTGCATTATTGCTGATCAAACTGCATAATACTCTTGCATATGTGCCTGCTCTATATTCACTCACCGGAGCAAGATTGTTTAATATATTAGCAATTATATAAGTGTTGGATTTGCCATCAGACAAATCAATTGAAAAAATCAAAGGTCTCGATTCTACCTTATTGTCTGTGTATTCTTTGGTCGCAGCATCTTGGGCAGCAGTCGGATCAGCCATGCCAGTGATTTTTGGAGAACCTATTAAGGCCACGTTTCCTGAGCCATCTGGTTCTAATTCAATGTCAAAATTAGACGACACTGTTGAAATTCTGTGATTTTCCAATCTCATTTGTGTGACTGGCGGGACGCCTGGACCCACGTTTAATACGTTTTGTGTACCGAAGGCTGTTACTCCCGGGATACTGGTAATTGCAGATCCTAGACTGTTGCCATCTATGACTTTGGTGCCGCCTATGTATACTGCTTTGCCGACAGCTAAATTTAGTGTTTCTGATACATCTAACCAGTTACTGGCATTACTATAGGAAATGGTTTTATCTGTGCTGCCTTTGATTGTTATACCGGCGCCATCGGCTGTGCTGTTAGTAGGACTGGACACATTGGCAATTATCACATTCTTATCTTCTACTGTGAAGACACTGGTGTTTAGAGTAGTCGTAGTTCCTTCGACTGTGAGATCGCCGGTTACTACAAGACTGCCTCCTGTGGTTATTACACTGTCAGTGAAGGATGGATAAAGTCCTATGGTTCGAGCAGCAGCATTGATAACTATAGCATTTTCTTGATTAATTCCCTTGCGCACATTAAGCACTAAATTTTTATCGGCTGCGGCATTGGAAATTAATACATCGCCACTATTAACAAAAAGATTAGCTTGACCTGCTGATCCTATCACAATCCCTAGATCTGTGGTTATTTGAAGCTGTCCGTTGATGGCGTTAGAAGTATCTGTTCTTACATATGTGGTAGCTAGAGCTCCTCCTAATCTTTCACTGTTGGTGCAAGTCACTGCAAATTTTAATCCTGCTAATGTGCCTGCATTAAAACCGGGTTGTATGCTGCCAGAAAATCCTATGATTTCTATCTTTGGAGTAAAACTGTCTTTGGCAAAAATACCTAGAAGTATACCGTTGTTATACAACGAGGTTATAATTTTAGTTTGATTAAGCGTGTCTAAAATACTTTCAACTTTCAGCCCACTCAACCCTTGTATGGCGCTGTAGGCCGGTGCCAACAATATCGCCGTGGCGCCGTCAAAGAAATACAACTGCTGTGCAGTATTGTCAAACCAAAGATCACCTATGGCCAATGTCGATGGTTGAGTGCTGGATATAGTAGCCGAACTAACCGGTACAAAATCAAAACCATTGTATATCTTGAGTTTTGACTCGCTGGCATCAAACCATAGTTGTCCTTTGATAGGATTCGATGGTGCGGTAACATTGGAAAAATTTTCCAGCAATTTCACAAGATTTTCGTTGAATGCTTCACCGAACCCGCTGTAGTTTTTTCCGATCAGTGTGAGATCCGTAGATAGGTTGTCTATTTGTCCATCAGCAACTGTTGCTACTATAGTCCCGTCTGTTTTGTTTATCTGATATGCCATTTGTGATTTCCGTTTAGAAAGCCGGAGGTCCGGATCTGATTATATAATTTATGGTTAAAAAAGGATTCATCAGACCCACAGCAGTTCCAAGTGTAACTCCTACTGGTTTCTTTACTCCTCCCGAATCTTTGAGATACTGTGCCTGTCCTGGTGCTGTTGGACCTAGCCCAGAGGTAGCCAACGGGTCAAGAGTAGTTGTTACTGCCACTGCAGAATAGTCTTGTGTAGCTGTTCGTAGTGTGTGGCTATGTTCTGGTAAATTAGCCAGTGTCAAACTCACCGAACTTTGTCCAGCAGATCCTGCAATCACAGTGGCCTGCACGTCAGCTACCCTGCCTGCTGTTCCGCCACCAGCATCTACATATCCACCTGTAGCCACAGGTATGGTACCGGCGTTGTCCATGTTATCTTTGCCCAAGGCAAATCTACCTCGGAGATCCGGTAGTCTAAATGTGTTGACTCCAATCAACGGTGCTACACCGTTATAAAATACACCTATGATGTCGAATAAATCTCCAAATTTAGTTCGTTCAATTTCAGACCCATCACAAAACAGATATCCATCTGGTGCGGTGGCACCTGCATAGGGAAGTATGGCTCCTATAGGAACTGCAAGATCTGCCATGAAAGCTTCTCTAGTCTGTTTAAGCAGACCGGAACTGGCCAGCGATGCTTCACTGGGTCTATAGGTTAATACAAAATCTCCCTTTTTGCTTATATTTGGCGACGGAGCAGATTTAGATGAGATGATATTTGAACTTAATGTGCAATTAAATATTTTAGTAGAAGTACCGATCTGTCCGTCAAATTGCACAGCAGGCGATACCACATCCCCTGCAAGTTGAAAACTGGTTATGGTAGATAACGCTGTGGCAGTATTGGCATTCCCGCTGATGTTTCCATCTAATACACCTTGCAGTGTATCTGCAATCACGGTCTTGGCTCTCACAGTATTCCATCGTCTCAAACCGGTTCCAAGATCGTAAGTGTTTGTGGTTTTAGGCTGTACAACGTTTGTCTGTAGTGTTCCAGTAACATCTATACCACTACCTACTATGAGGTTCTTAGTAATGGCCATACCGCCTGTGGTTCTGATACTGCCGTTGCTGAAATTAGTACTTTCAGTTGTGTTGTTGACTATCAAAGATCCAGAAAACACTGCACTTCCATCAACATCAAGTGCTTGAGACGGATTAGCTTGATTAATGCCTACTCTGTTGTCAATTACCTTGATGATTGTAGAAGGTATACCATTTCTATTGGTTTGTATGTCTATAGAACTACCGGCTGCGGAATTATAAATTTTAGCCGCAGTAGCAGAAGAGGACAAACTAAATGCACCGTCTATGCCCAAAGTGATGCCGTTGTTGTTTCTTACATTTAGACCAAAATCTGTGGTGTTTATAACATCAGTTCTGAGAAATTTTCCAGCTTCGACTTCGACACCACCTACCGATAATGCCTGTGCATTTCGAGCTGTACCGTTTAATATGGGTAGAAAGCCTCCCACAAAATTTGCTATTTCTGGACTGGTTGCAGGAGCGTTGATGTTGATGCCTGCTCGAACTGTATTAAATCCTGAAATAATAGTTTTAGGAGTAAAACTATCCTTACTGAAAACTATCACCGGGATATCAGCTATATAAAATATCAAAATAAATCTATTGATATTATCCGAGTCAGCCACTCTTTCGATCACAGGTCCATAACGCAAACCGTCCACAGTGCTTTCAACCGGACCTACTAAGATCCATCTAGTACCTGTGAATATTCTCAATTGTTGGTTGGTAGTGTCGACCCATAATTCACCTATTTTGCTGTCCTCGACTGCAGGTTGACTGACACCTTTTTGTATACCGGATGCTGCTTTCCAATCAGTGTTATCCCATAGCATCATTGTGCCATTGGTACTGTCATACCATAATTGACCCTCTATGGGATTAACTGGTTCGTTAGGCGATGCAAAATTTTCTAATAGATTTAAAAAATTCTCTGCAATGATCTGTCCATACCCGGTAACATTGCGTCCGGGAAATGTCAATGTGGTATCTGTGCTGGATGTGTTGTCAAACACCGTCAGCGGACTTTTATTTTCTTTATCAGTGAAATTGACTATATAGGGCATGATTATACCTCAGTGAAGCCAGTTAGGCTTTGCACACGTATAGTGTAGTCGATCTGTAGCAATCTATTCAATGATTTTTGCACAGGGTGAAATATCACATGTGTAAGCAACTTGCCTTCTGTGCCATTAGGTCCTAGACTTTTTAGTCCTAATTCGTCAAATACAAATTCACCGTTCATGTCAACGCTGTTATCAAATGCTTCTTGACCCAATGGTTCACCGTAATCTAACAAGCAAGTAATCAAAATGTCACTGTAGGTTGCACCGCTGATATGACGGATTTCCATCTTGTTTCGTACTGGGTCTTGATTTTCAATGGCATTCTGATCCACTACCTTTTGATAGGTTTGATTATACAGACTGGAATTCACGCCCACTGTGTTGGGTGTGAGATATGTGATAAGCCCCGTAGGGTCCACTGTGGTTCCACCTGTGCCGAAAATCATTTGATACACTGTGCCGTAGCCTTGATTGCTGAGACTGTTTACCATGGCCACGCTCATGTTTTCATAGTGTATGGCATTACGTTTGTCTACAAACACTTCTTTAGTTTCAGGATCATGTATTTTGATATGCCCTTCGAAGTGAAATCCGCCGGTTTCATTGGGTTTATTTTCAGCGTTCTGCGGTGCTATATCTGGATTTTTTGGCATATTATTCTCTTGTGTTTCCATCATCATGTATTTATTCAGGTAGCGCCGTGGTCTTTTCGCTAATGAATCTAGCTATTGCGGTGTCGTTATCTGGCAATGGTATACCTTTGCTAGCGGTGATATCACCTCTCTCATACCAGGTTTTACCCAGCCGCCTTAGCACACTCACTCGTGTGCCTGCTGGCAATGCAGTTGTGAGTCTTATAAAAGCTGTGGCGCCGTCTACACTGAATTCAGCTTCTTGCAACTGGTCAGCTTGCGGACTGTAAGCACCATTGGCTTCCACCCAAACACTTTGCGGGTCTTTGCGTAATCTACGGCCG